TCGGTGGGGGGGGGAAGGGTGGAAGGACGGTAGGCGGGGTCCGCGGGGCTGGAAACGGGGGATCAAAAACCGCTCCATCCAACCGCTCCATCCCGCACCATCTTTGGCCCACTCGATCCCGCTCCATCATCCGGTGCCACGGCATTAGCATTTCTAATTTCCGAATTCCGAATTCCGTATGGGGTATGGGCGGGCGGGAGATCCTGGCGCGAGGGTGGAGGGGTAGGACATCGAGCGTTCGATGGGGGCGCGACCTGGACGCGGGGGGCGAAGGGCGAAGGGCGAAGGGGGAAGCGGGCGGGGGGCGAACGGGAAGGGGATCCATGGCCCGCTAGGAAACAAAAAGCCCCGCAGGCGTGAACCTACGGGGCGCGATGGAAACGGGAAGGCTAGGCTAGGTCGGCAAGGGCGATGACGAACATGGCCGCAACGCAAAGGGCACCAAGGAGCAGCCAGCCGGCGGCGCGGAAAAGGTCGGTCATCGGATACCCCCAGTCTGGATCCACAGGCTGATCCCCTGCGCGGATTCCATCTGATCGTCGTTCAGTCGACGCCCATCACACCGGATTTCAGTGGGGATGTATGACGTCGGACCGTTGCGCCGCCGCACCGCCCGAGCGTGGGAAAGATCGGCTTTCACCGCAGCTTCGAGGGTACGGTGGCGGGAGATGATGTAATCGTTGAACGTATCGTGAAGACTGTATCGTGTTTGCATAGGTCGTTTTTGTTGTTCGTGAATTGGACAGGCTCAGAACCAACGCGAAGCGATCCCACGGCCAAAGGTTTCGACCGCCCAAGCGCGCACGTCGGACGTGCCAAGATTGACGTGATAACGCCAAAGCGCAGACGAAAGCGCACGACAAACAGCCGCACGGTATTCAGTCGGGAAATATTGCCCCGCGCAGTAGTCGATAGCGTTGCGCGCAGGATCGAACGAAAGCCGCTTCCCGTCCGATAACTCCGTCAGGAGATAGTCAACGGGGATCGATGACCAGTTTTCGACGAACGAAAGCAGCGCGCGGGCGTCGCGGCCGTGTCGCAGGATCTGGTTTCTATCGGAACGCAATGCACGCATTCCCGCCGCATCGTTCCCATAATTGCGCCAGTCCAGGCCGGAGCGTTGCGCGACGAATTTACGGAGCAGGTTGCAAAGCCCCGCTTTTGTGATGGTTTCTTGTGTGGTCATAGTATTTTGAATCCGGGCGGTGATCGCCCGCCAGAGGCTACCGTTGCCGATAGGCTCGCGCGGGGAATCAAACCGGTTCGACAGCGTAGGAATAGGACTTCAAATCGTTCCGAATCGAATCGGAAACGCCAGCCTCGAAAGCTTCCCAAAGCGATTCGGAGTCTTCGCTTTCGTTAAACTCATGGGCGACGAATTCGAAGGGGGAATACTCACGGGAACCGGACTCGGCGGCGTAGCAAAGGCATTCGTGGTATTCTGCGATATTTTCCGGCGTGACGGTTTTCCCAAGTCCGATCCAATCAACGGAACGGTCGATCGAATCGCCAATCGACGGGACATTATGGCAAGCGATTCCATGGCCATGGTCCCATCCGAGTCGATAGGCACGGTCGAGGCTGGAATCGGCGGCGTAGGTGGCGGGGATTTGTTCAGGGTAGTTCATGGGATTAGGTCAGCCGATGATCAGGTGAAGGAAGCAGAGCGCCAGAGCGCCGATGACGATTGAAGCGCCGACTAGGAAGGCTAGCGCTTGAATGAGGTTTTTGAGGGAACGCATAGGATTTGATGGAACCGATCATCGGTTCACGGGGTGAAGTAAACCAAAGGAGACTGCGCTTGTCAACACCCGGCAACAAAAAGATTGCAAGGGGGAGAATGGGGGGAGAATGCGCGGCATGGAAAGCGAGGCCGTTGCAATCGTCCAGGTTAAGGGAAAGGAGGGCAAAACGAAGGGGACACCTATTTCTTCCGTCCGGAAGACACTAAAAAAAGGTCCTCCCCCCAAGGAGGTTGCTCCTTCCGATTGGAACCGGGTCCTCGACGGCGCTTCACTCGGGATCCCTTTCGATCGCTTGTGTCACCTTGCGGGCATGACGGATAAGACCTTCGCCAAGTACTTGCTCCGATACCCCGAACGAAAGGAGGAGATCGATGCTGCGAAAACTAGGGGTGAGTATGACCTCACTTCCGTCGTCCGCTCCTGCGGTCCCGGATGGCAAGGCTCTGCATGGCTGTTGGAGAGGACGAGAGGCTACGTAGCCAGGGCTCAACTCGAGCATACCGGGAAAAATGGAAAGGAGCTCTCAGTCTCCGGTGCCCTACTAGGTGCCTTCGGGGGCAGCAAATAGACCACGGGGGGACTAGGACCCCCAAGAGGGGGGTGGGTGTTACCTGTATACCCCCTCCCCCCACCGACCTCAATTTTATGCCTGTCAAGCAAATCAAGCGCAAACGATCCCCTTCGTTGGGGATGGGCTCGCATATTCCTGCGTGGAAGCAGCGGAAGCTGTTGGAGGAGGCTCAGCAGCTGAAGAACTTCCCTAAGATGATGCTTGGCCTACGTGAGGTGTACCCTTGGCAGGAGGCGGTGTTGGGTGCGTTGAACGAGAAGCATGCGAAGGTGGCGTTGAAGGCGGCGAATGGTTCTGGGAAGACGAGCATGGTGGCCGCGAGCGCGGTGGTCTGGCACATGTTGCGTTGGCCGGGGAGTTTGGTGGTGTGCACGGCGGGTGTGTACCGGCAGGTGGCCGACGCGTTGTGGCCGCATTTGAGGAAGATGATCAATGGGTTGGGAGGTGAGGAGAATGGGTTCTCGATCAAGGATGGGGAGATTCGGTATGTGTATCCGAAGAAAGTGGATGGTCAGGAGCTGGTGAGTCGGTGCATTGGGTTTTCGGCGAGCAACCCGGAGAAGGCGGAGGGCTGGCATGTGCAGGGTCCGAGTCAGGACTTGATGTATGTGGTTGACGAGGCGAAAGCGGTTCCGGACGGGATATTCCAGTCGATGGAGCGGTGCCAGCCGACGCGGACGTTGTTGATGAGCAGCCCTGGTGGGAGCAGCGGGTATTTCTACGAAGTGTTTCGGAGGAATGATGGCAAGTGGCAGACTTTTACGGTGACGGCTTATGACTGTCCGCATATCCGGAAGGAGTGGATTGATGAGCAGATGGCCCGCTGGGGCGAGGGTCATCCGCTGGTGCGGTCGATGATCTACGCGGAGTTTATGGAGGATGACGGGAGTTTGACGGCGGTGCGGACGGCTGACTGGCAGAGGGTGGTGAGTGGCCCGCCGAAGGAGGATACGGAGGGGCACCGGCTGACGGCTGGGTGTGATTTCAGCGCTGGCGGGGATGAGAGCGTGATGGTGGTGCGGCAGGGGAACGTGGTGAAGGGGCTGGTTCGTTGGAGGGACAAGGACACGATGGCGAGTGTGGGGCGGTTCATCGCGGAGTTCCGGAAGTGGAAGTTGAAGGCTGAGGATATCTATGCGGATGTGGGTGGGATGGGGGTGGTGATGTGCGATGCTCTGAGGGCGGAGGGTTGGGATGTGCGGAGGGTGAATTTCGGGGAGCGGGCCATACGGGATGATCAGTTTGTGAATCGGGCGGCTGAGATGTGGATTGAGTTCGGGCGGATGGTGGAGGAGGGGAAGGTGAATCTGGGGCCGGTGGGGACGGACGAGGTATTGCTCCAGCAGTTCGTGAGTCGGAAGGTGCGGACGAACGGGAAGGGGAAGTTGACGCTGGAGGGGAAGGATGAGTTGAGGGCTCGCGGGGTGAACAGTCCGGATCGGGCGGATGCGATGGTATTGGCCTTCTGTGGCGGTGGCGGGAAGCGGATGGACGAGTATTTGAAGGCCCTCGGCGAGGATGGGCGGAGTCTCTTGGAGCGGATGGAGGATGAGTTGGGTGCGATTGAGCCGGAGGGGGTTGCGCTTGCGGGTTGCGAGGTGGGGGGATAAGAGGAGGCAAGATATGATGAGTGACAAACAGCGGAGTGCTTTGCAGGGGCAGATCGTGATGGCGGTCGAGCAGCGGAGCCCGTGGGAGCTGCGGCAGACTCGGTGGTACGAGTTGCGGCACCATGGGTTGCGTCGGACGAACAAGCCCTGGCCGAAGGCGGCGGATCTGCACTGGCCGCTGATCGATACGGCGATCGAGAAGCTGAAGCCGTTGTTCTTGCAGCAGGCGCTGGGGATGGATGTCGTGGCCAGCTTTGTGCCGATGAGGCAGCAGTTGAATGCGTACACGAAGGTCGCGGAGGACTGGTTCAACTACAAGATTCGGGAGAAGACCAACTTTGTGGATGAGGTGCTTTCGTGGGTGGACTACACGCTGATGAGTGGGCGTGGGGTGATGAAGTGTTTCTGGAATCCGGGGGATAAGCGGGTGGGGTTTGAGGCGGTGGACCCGATGTATTTCGTGGTGCCGCCGTACACCACCGATTTGCAGGATGCGGACTGGGCGGTGCATGTGATGCCGATGAGCGTCAATGCGTACAAGCGGATGGCTGGCCAGTTCGGGTGGAAGGCGGACTCGAAGACGATCGAGAAGATTCGCGGGAATCCGCAGGAGGATGACAATATCCCTGGGGCGGCGGAGGAGAATGATGCGAAGCAGTTGCGCGAGGGCATCACGTACACGAGCAACACCGATGGGGTGATCGTGTGGGAGGTGTACCGGAAGCGGGATGACGGGGTATGGGAGGTGTATCTGTACAGTCCGGCGGCGGTGGATCTGGATCTGCGGGATCCCATGGAGTTGCCCTATGACCATGGCCAACTGCCCTTCGTGGATTTCCCGTACGAGATCAAGGACAAGGGTTGGTTCAGCCCGCGTGGCGTGTGCGAGATTCTGGCTCCGTTCGAGCTGTCCATGACCTCGATGTGGAACCACAAGCATGATGCGATGACGCTGTACAATCGCCCGTTGTTTCGGGCGGAGCGGGAGTTGCCGAACAGCATCAATCTCAGGTTCCAGCCCGGTCAGATCCTACCCTACGGGGTTGCGCCGGTGCAGATGCCGCAGCCGCCGGTGAGCTTCGATCAGGAGCTGAACCAGACCAGGGCGGTGGCGGAGAACCGGATCGGGAGCCCGGATTACGCGATGGGCAGCGTGATGAGCGGTGGCAGCGATCGGCGGACGGCGACCGAGATCCAGAGCATCAACGCGCAGGCGATGCAGAGCGGGGATCTTCGGGCGCGGCTGTTCCGCATGGCGCTGGGCAAGCTGTACCGGCAGGCGTGGGGATTGTACGTGCAGTACGATAGCCAGAGTCTGAGGTATCGGTTCGCGGAGGACTCGCTGGAGGCGGATCCGGTTGCGTTGCACGATCAGTATGAGCTGGAGCCGAAGGGCGGCATGGACATGGTGAGCCGACAGATGATGGTGCAGCAGGCCATCAACCGGAAGCAGTTGTTCATGAACTCGCCCTGGGTGGATCAGGTGGAGCTGGACAAGAGCATCATGGAGTTGGACGACCCGAGTCTGGTGAAGCGGCTGCTCCGGGATCCGGGTCAGAAGCAGCAGGACGAACTGGAGGACGAGACCAAGACGATCCCAACATTGCTTGTAGGCATACCTGTGCCTGCGAAACCGGGTCAGAACTTTGCTGGCCGGATCGGGGTGCTGATGCAGTACCTGAATGGGGCGATGCAGCAGGGCCAGGTGATGAGCCCGGTGAGCAAGAACGCCTTCATGCAGCGGATCGACAGCCTGTTGCAGGGCTACGAGCAGGTGGCGACGAACGAGGCGCGGAAGCTGCGGAAGGAAATCCAGAAGTTCTTCGAGAGCACGGGATTGCTCGCGGCTCAGTCCGCTCCGCAACCCCCTGCTCCGGTCGCTGAGCAGCCGATGATGTAAGGATGATGATCACCGTGACCTGTAAGGATTGTCGGTTCTATTGTGTGGACGGGACCTGCCGCAGGTTCCCGCCCGCTGGAAGACCCAGTTGCTGGCCCACCCTCAATGCCAACGACTGGTGCGGCGAGTTCGAGGCGAAGAAAGCCATGATACCTCACGTCGAAATCAATATCGCGCCGACCACTCCCAAGGAACCGGAACCGGAGCCGATCCTCATGCAGAAGCTGGAGGAAGGAGTGCCGCCGAAGATCCGGTTCCAGCGCAAGAAGCCGGTTGTGGCCGACCTCAACGAGATCCAGGAATCACCGCTCTTCAGCGGAGGTGAGGGCTAACCCATTTCCCAACATGAAGAAGAAATCCAAGTTCAGCAAACTGGCCAGCGAACTCCGTAAGGAAGGGGCCGATGATCCCAAGGCCCTCGCCGCGTGGATCGGTCGCAAGAAACTCGGGGCCGCAGAGTTCATGCGCCGCGCCGCCGCCGGTCGGAAGAAGGCCGCAAGCAAGTGATGATCTCCTTCATCGCACGAGCCCGCGCCGCGTGGACGTTCACTCGGCATCAGCGGTGGGTCGATCCACTTCCGTGGCGCAAGGAAGACGCCAATGCGCTGAACACTTTCTTCAAGAGCGATACCGGCAAACGCTTCCGGGACGCCCTGCTGAACACCGTTCTCATGCAGAACGCTTCAGCCATAACTGATCGAAACCATTTGCAATACTCATCAGGTTTTGCAATGGGTCAGGCCAGTCTTGTGAAGGTCATCGAAGTGATGGCCGACCAAGAATCAATTACGGGGCAGGATGATGATCCGGATTCTGCCACGAACACATAGGATCAAAGTTGCGGTTGTTGGTCTGTGCGGGCCAGCAAACGAGTAAAAGCACAACATGCCAGATGATACACTGAGTGCCGATGCAATGCTCGCATTGGCCAACGATTACGATGCCGGTGTCGATATCGACAGCCAACCAAAGGAGCAGTCTCCAACAACCAATGAGACAGCTCCGGTTGAGCAAGAGTCCTCCGATGCGGGGAACGCCGGCAAAGAGGTCGATGGTGGCGAGCAGGAGGTAGGCACCAAACCAGAGCCAGAAGCGAAGGCCGAGAAGAAGACCGAGCAGAAGGCTGAGAAGGAGAAGAGCAGGTTCGCCCAGGAACAGAACCGAAAGGCCAAGACCTGGGAGCAGATCAACGCGGAGAAGGAGGCCATCAAAGCCGAGAAGGAAGCGTTGAAGCGGGAGCGGGAGGAATGGGGCAAGCAGCGGGAGCAATCCACGGCTGCGGAGACCAACTCTTTCCGCGATGAGAAGGGCTACACGGCGGAGGACTACGAGGCTGCGGCCAAGGAGTTCGAGGCCGATGGCGATTCTCAGTTGGCCAAGGCAGCGCGAGCCAAGGCCGAAGGAGTCCGCAAGTCTGCAACCGAACGGCAGCAGAAGGCGCAGCAGGAGAAGTTCGCAAAGGCATGGGCTGATTCGTATGCCCGGTTGTCCGAAAAGGAGACTTGGTTGAAGGATCAGAACAGCGCCGAGTACAAGCGTACTGTCGAATTGCTCCAGAGGGTGCCCATGTTGCAGTCGATGCCGGATGGACTCGTCCATGCGGTCGAACTGATGAAGCTCCAAGACTCAGCAGCCAAAGCACAGTCGATCGAGGCCGAGAACAAGGCTCTGAAAGAACAACTCAACAAGCTCCAGCAGAAGACCGCTATCGGTAAGAGCATCCCGGCAGGACAGCTCAAGGCTGAGGAGAAGGATTTCTCCAAGCTATCTCTCAAGGAGCAGAGGGAGGCGCTGTTGAAAGCGTCCAGAGCGTTCGATCGGGAAGCGGACTGATAGCACAACCACAACTCAAATATGCCAGTTACTACTTCAACCACGCTCACGAGCCAGTTCCAGAACTACTTCAGCAAGGAGCTGCTCTCCATCGTTCAGCAGGAGACCATCCTGGATCAGTTCGCCATGAAGGCTCCGATCCCCAAGAACAATGGTAACAAGGCCATCTCGATGTTCCGTTTCGGACCGCCGAGCATTGGCAGTGTTCAGACCATCAGCTCCGAAGGTACGGCCATCGCTGCTGCCAACTACCGCGCTCTGGCCCTCAACAGCCTGAGCAAGTCGCTCTCGCAGTACGGTCAGGTCATCGGCCTCACCGACATCCTCCGCGCCACCGACCTGTTCAACTCCATGCAGCAGGCCACCAAGACCTCCGGTCTGGACATGGCCCTCTGGGTGGACTCGGTGATCCGCAACACCCTGATTGGTTCCAACCTCTCGTTGGCCTCGGGAACTTCGGTTCTTGGTACTGCTGCCGAGGGTAGTGGTACGTTCGACAACTCGGACGCCTGTAACACCGCTGCCGGTTCCGGTGGTATCAAGGTGTACGGTAACCCCGCCACGCTGACCACGCAGACCTTCTCTGCGCTGAACACCGATACGACCGCTGCCAACACCACGATGACGGCATCCGCTGTCCTCGACTCCATGACCCGCCTGAAGCGCAACCGCGCCCCGCTGATCAACGGCGGCTACGTCCTGGCCACCGACCCCCGCGTGGCCCGCGACCTGATGCGCGACAGCGACTGGTTGAACGCCTCCAATTACGGCAACAAGGGCCAGCCGTTCTACAAGGGCGAGGTTGGCTCCATCTACGGTTGCCGCGTGGTCATTCAGACCAACTCGTTCGTCAGCACCGGCTCCGGCACCGCTGCCGATGAGTTCGTTAATCAGACCAGCTCCAATGGCGGCGGCGTTGCTGCCACCAAGGACATCATCGCCTCGTTCTTCTTCGGTAACGAGTCGTTCGGTATCCCTGCTCTGACCGGTGATGATCCGTTGTCCCCGAAGATTGTGATCACCGACACCCCCGACAAGTCGGATCCGCTGAACCAGCTCGTCACCGTCGGCGTGAAGCTGTACTTCGCCACGTTGCGTCTGGCCGCTGGTAATACCAGCTCGACCGGCAACCCGGTGTGGTACCTGGTGCATCGGACCAAGACCTCGACCACGCTGTAACATGCGACCCAAAACGGCCACCATCATGGTGATTGCCGTCGGCCCGAGGGGGCATCATCGTAAAGGTGGTGCCCCCTCTTCTCATTCCGCTTGCGGATGCGAAGAAGCCGACAACAATGCGCCCATGATTTCTATTCCGGTCGAAGCCCTGTCCACCGACATGGAAGATGGCCAGCAGGCCACGCCCGAGGTCGGTGATGAAGTGGTTTTGGACGATGTTCGCGGTATCCTCAAGAAGCTCGATGGCGGAGAAGCCTACATCGAAATCCGCAGCGTCAACGGCATGCCCGCCGAGTACGAGAACAAGGAAGAGAAGTCCATGTCCAACAAGGAGCCGATGGACGAGAAGGGTATGCGGGAGATGGTCGAGGAGTACGACAGCGAAATGGGTTCCTGATATGCCGATCTACACCTTCGAGAACAATGGCAAGTCCATTGAGCATATCGCTCCGATGGGTACCGACTCTGTTGTCCTTGATGGTAAGCGGTGGATGCGACAACCGGTGGCCCGTTTCGGGGTCACCGGCTTTGCTCGCGAGGCCGAACTCAAGGACCATGTGAAGAAGGGATTCAGTCGGTTGGAAGACCGACAAGGATCCCGCTTCGAGAGCACTTTCACCAAGAATCAAATCCGTAAGATCTGGGACATATGAGCGACGTAGCCAATCAGGCGATCGAGTATTCGATGGGGCAGGGAGGTTTCCAGCTCGTGACCGCCACCACGCTGACGAATGGCCCATTCGTGGCCATCACCACCATCGCCCCCACCACATTCAGCTCGATCTCCGGAAATGGTATCAGCGGAGCTTGGTCCACGGCGACCATCCCTGCTGGCATTACGCTGCCGGGACCGATCACGAGCTTCCAGATTTCCAGCGGTCAGGTGATCTCGTTCAATGGCGTGATTCAATCGTGACACTCGCTCTCGGCACACGACTGGTATCGAACGGGGGTGGCAATGTCACCCCTAACGACCTTCCCGTCCTGCGCCGAGACCTGCTTCAGGAGGACGACTTTTTCGTCCTGCTGGAAGATGCGAGCAAGATCGTTTTCACCTTCGGCACCGCCGACCATCTCGACCTGGAGAACAACGATTTCCTGCTCAAAGAGAACGGCTTCAAACTTCAAATCCAATCCAACTGACCCATGCCTGACACCAAGATTACAGCCCTGACGGCGATCACGACCGTCGATCCAGCGGTGGATGTCCTGCCCATTGTCGATGTCTCTGACACGACCATGGCGGCGAGCGGCACCACCAAGAAGATCACCTCCAACCAGATCCTCGGAGCGGGTGGTACGGCTACCCTCGCCAGCGCCACCATCACCGGCGATCTGACGGTGGATACCAGCACCCTGAAGGTGGATTCGGTGAACAATCGGGTGGGTGTCAAGACGGCAACTCCCGTTGCGGTGTTTCAAGTGGCCAGCGGCAACATCCGATTGGATGATGGATTTCAGCTTGAATTTGGAGGAAGCACCAATTCTGTGGCTGGTTCAAATGCCACAAACACTATTCAGATTTACACCAACAACGTCGAGCGATATCGAACTGATTCGACCGGCGTCCACACATGGTCCGTAGGCGGATCCACCGCCATGACCCTGAACTCCACGGGGCTGGGCGTGGGGGGTGTTCCTTCTGGAGTAAATCGGTTTGCGGTTTGGAATGGGGCGACTCAAGCGATGACGCTCGACACGAGCGGGCGGTTGATTCTGTTGGCCTCGACCACTACTCCAGCAACACTCACAACCAACGGTGAGCTTACAATGACCGCCACCAGCAACACCCAGCTCCGCTTCAGCTATCGCGGATCTGATGGCACAACCCGTGTCGCCAACATCACTCTCGCCTAATCCCATGATTACCCTCTCTTGGATCATCGAACGCCTGTTGGTCAAGCCGACCGAAGGTGATAAAACCAACGTCGTCATCACCGCCGACTGGAGGTGCAACGGCACCAATAGCACCTACAACGGCACCTGCTACGGCAGCGCCTCGTTCGCTCCGCCCAGCGGTTCGTTCACGCCGTACCCCAACCTCACGCAGGATCAGGTTCTCGGATGGTGCTTCAACAGCGGCGTCAACAAGACCGCCATCGAAGCGAACGTGAACAAGCAGATCGCTGATCAGGTCAATCCGCCGGTCGTTGCTCCTGCGCTGCCGTGGGCCGCCGCAACCGTTGCCAAGTGATATGGTCGAAATCATCATCACCAAAGAGCAGGCCAATCAGCTTGCCCAACTCGTCGAAATTGCGATGAAGGCCACCAACGTCCACAACATGAGGATTGGCCTTCCGCTCTTTGACATCATCGAACAAGCCGTCATCGCCGCCCAGAAACCCAAGTCTGAGTGATGCAACCGCCCGACACATCCAATGGCGGCAGCGGCCTCGGCGTCTCACTCGCCATGGCCACCACCGCCGGACTTGTCAGCCTCATCCCCCAACTTACCGAGTGGTTCCAACTTGGAACCGCAATCCTCGCCTTCATAGCCGCAGCAGTCGCACTCTACAAAGCCATCAAGAAATGAAAAACTTCAAGACCACCCTCGCCGGCATCGGTGCCATCCTCGTCGCCGTCGGCGGCGCTCTCACCGCCGCGCTCGACAACGATCCCGCCACCAACTTCGACATCGCCGCGACCATCGCCGCCATCACCGCCGGTGCCGGCCTGATCGCCGCCCGCGATGCCGACAAGAAGCCCGAGTGAACTGGATCTACCAGATCGTCAAGGCCCTCCTGGACTGGCTCCGAGAAACACCGCCACCCGATGTCGCCCATGGAAAAGCACCGACTGATCTCAAGGATCGCCTGCGCCGCCGCATTGACGGCCTCCCTGGGCTGCCGGACGACGGTGGTCCTAGTCCCAAGCGGTGACCCGGTGATGCTGGCCAAACCCACCAAGGCCAGCGTCTACAGCTTCGACAAAAACCAGAAGCTCGTCGGCCCCTCCACAGTCATCATTCCCGCCGGTTGGTACGCTCTCCCAAAGTAACACCTAGCCAAGCCTCACCATGTCAATGACCAACGCCGCCGAGGCGGATCTCCTCGAGCTCATCTTCCTCAACGTCGATTTCGCGCACATCGGCAACGCCGGTGGTCTGCGAGGATCCACCTCCGCAGGATCGTTCTACATCAGCCTCCACACCGCCGACCCGGGCGAGTCAGGCAACCAGACCACCAACGAGGCCAGCTACACCGGCTACGCCCGCGTTGCCGTGGCCCGCTCCGGATCCGGGTTCACCCTGACCACTTCCACCATCAGCAACACCGCTCTCGTCCAGTTCGCTCAATGCACCGGCGGCAGCAACACCCTCACCCACTTCGGCATCGGCACCGATCTGTCAGGCTCAGGAAACCTCATCTTCAAGGGCGCTCTCACATCATCCCTTTCCGTATCCAACGGTATTCAACCCCAGTTCGCCGCCGGTGCCCTCACAGTCACCGTCGATTGATCATGTGGATTATTACTGCCCCCATTGCCTGCGGCAGTTGTGGCCGACAGAAGAGGATGCGCCGCACACCTGCGAAGAGCATCCAGACGGAGTTCCACACGCCGACCTAGTCCCGCGAAACCCCCCTGAACAAATCGAGGAATAATGGGTTTCAACGGCATACTACCACTGGCACAGGCAACTCAGGACGGACAATCCTGGCAGTCGTTCTTCTTCAAGACATCCCTTCCATCTGGTACAGCAGGCCGATGGTATGACGGTTCCGTAGGTGCTGGTATCCCCGTCTATCAAGCCTACGTCGGAGCACAATACGAGGCCACCCAGATCTCCGGGTCAGCCAATCGTGGCATCTACACCGGACCAACACCTGCAAGCGGACAGACCAAACACTTGTTCGCCATCTCGGCAGGAACATCCACATCGTCCGTTCCGCTGACCATCATTCTGGCCGATTACCTTCTGTTCTACCCACTCGTGGACATGGACACGCTGGATGCCCAAGACATGATTCAGTCGGCCACACTACCCCGTTACACCGACGGAGAAGGAGTCCAAGCCTACTTCGTTGTCGCCGCTCCAATGACCGGCAACGGAACCGTCACGGTCACATACACAAACAGCAAGGGTGTCTCCAACCGATCGACCACGTTCGGAATCATCTCACTGACAACGATCGGAGGCATCGTCAACGCATCGAACAGCTCTCTCGGCACCGGATCCATTTCGTCCTTCATCCCGTTGGCCAACGGTGACACCGGCATCCGCAGCATCGAGCAAGTGACCTGCAACACAGCCATGGGTGGTTTCTGCCACATCGTTCTGGTCAAACCGCTTGCCACTCATGTTGTTCGCGAGCAGAACACCGAGGCGGAAACCGTGTTCTTCACGCAGAAAGCCAACTGCGTACAGGTTCAGAACAACGCCTACCTCAACCTCATCATACTCAACAACACAACCGGAACACCCGCTCCACTGAGAGGGTTCGTCCAATTCACCTGGAACTGACATGGGCTTCTCTTCAATGGACGATCTCGTCAACGAGATCACGAACAGCGGCAAATTCATCCGCAACGACTGGAACAAGATCACCGGTGCAGCCGCCTACACCGCCGGTCGATGGTACGATTTCTCGGGACTCGCAGGCACACCGATCGCCAATGCGTGGGCAGGCACCGCTCTGGCCTGGAGATCGTGCGACGAAACCACCGGCAACGGCACCCAGATCTTCGGGCTTCGCAACGGCGGCAACGTCAGCACCGACACCAAGCACATCCTCAACGTTTCGTCTGTCACCGCCGTCGCCACAGGCGTTCCAGCCCAACTGATGCTGGTCGATCTCCAGGGCTACTGGCCGAGTATCTCCACCGCGTCGGCAACGCTTCAGACCCTCACCGGCACACCCACACTTCGTTACACCAACGGTGCTGGATGCCGCCTGTTCTGGGTCCAGACCACCGCCGCCGGTGCCACCGCCCACAACATCAGCCTGAGCTACTCCAACACCACGCCCACCGCTGGACGCTCGCTCCCGGTGACCGTGGCCATGACTGCCTCCGCCATCGTGGGCCACATCTCCCACTCGGGCACCGCCGCGAATAACTACGGCCCGTTCCTGCCGCTCGCTTCCGGAGACACCGGAGTCTCCAACGTGGCCAGCGTCACATTCTCTGCTTCCTCCGGTGCCGGTGCCGGTGCGCTCTGCCTCGCTCGCCCTCTCCTGACTCTGCCGATCACCACGGCATCAGTCGCTGCCGAGCGTGATCTCCTAAACCAGTTGCCAAGCCTCCCGCGAGTCGTCGATGGCGCTTGCCTCGTTTGGCTCTACTTCGCCGGTGCCGCCACCGCCGCCAGTACCAACTTCTACGGCGCAGTCGAGTTCGGTTGGGGATGATCCATGGCGCTCAAACAGAACACGACGATCCTCTGCCAGTTACCACTCAGACAAATAGGTGGTGACCCTGGGACGTTGCGTTCCATGTGGGGACGCACCGATCTCAGGAACCAAAGCGTCGGAGAAGGGATCTCGTCAGAACTAGCAGGTATCCCATACGGACATCTCAGCCCATCCGCCTGGATCCTCCCGTACCAGAGCGGTGCCATGTCAGCGTTCACGTTCGTGGGCGCTCAATTCACGCTCGATCCGGTCAATGTCGCCGCAGGCCGCAACATCACCGGCGATTCACCCGTCACGTTTACCGTAGGGCCGTCACTCCTCCAACTCGTCGTTTCAGCTATCGGTGATTGCACGTTCACATTCACCGTCGGCCCTTCCGATCTTCCGGGCGCACTCAATGCCGTCGGAACCACTTCGGCCACGTTCACGGTCGGACCTACCACCCTCGGCGCTATCGTTGATCTCGACGGTGACACGATCGTCAGCTTCACCACATCGGGATCCACAACCGCCATCGGAGTTCTCGCTGGCGATGTCACCCCGTACACCCCGCTCTCACCCGAAACATTGGCCGCAGCCGTCATAGCGGCTTCGCAAACCACGCCCGTAGTCGCCGACGCCAAGAATGTCGTTGGCAATTACAGGGACCAATGGAAGATCAGGTCAACTTACAGGAACAGACAACGAAACTGATATGGGCACCCCACTCACAGGCAGTACCGTAGCCAGCACCTACACTGGCCTACTCAAGACCGCCGACAACGCTTCGGTCACATCATCTCTCAAGTCCATCTCAGATGGCGGTGGCCACGATTCCGCGCTTCAGGTCTCCACCACCGCCGTCAATGTGGCCGGCGATTTCACCGTCGCAACCAACAAGGTCACGGTCGATTCAGCCACCGGTAACACCGCTGTCGCGGGCACCCTCACTGTCACCGGTGCCACCTCTCTCAGCTCCCTATCGACCAGCGGAAACGTCACCGTCGGAGGCAACCTCGGAATCACCGGCACCGTCACATTCTCTGGTGGCATCACCGTTCCTGGCACCCTCTCCGTCACAGGCGCTTCCACGCTCACCGGTGCGGTCGGAATGGGCAGCACCCTCAACGTCAGCGGTCTATCAACGTTGGCCAGCGCCAATGTCACCGGAGCCGCCACCGTGGGCACCACGCTCGGTGTCACCGGACTCTCTACCCTAGGAAGCCTCACGGTCACCGGCGCTTCCACTCTCGACAGCTTGGGTGTCACCAATGCCGCCACCGTCGGAGGAACACTCGGAGTCACAGGCAACACCACGCTCAGCGGAGACCTGGCAGTCAACGGGAACACCACCATCGGAAACGCCTCGGGCGATTCGCTCACCGTCACCGCCGGCACGGTCGCCATCAACAACCTGCCGTCCAAGACCACGCCGGTCGATGCGGACACCGTCCTGCTCAGGGATTCAGCGGCATCCAACGCTCTCAAGACTGCCGCCGTTTCAACGCTCAGCGTCGTCAAGTTCACCTACTCCGAAGACATCGTCAAAACGTCCACGGTTGGACAGGTAAGCGCCATCACAAGTGGAACAGGAACCGCAATCCAACAGAGCGGATCGACTGCTGATTGGACCTACACTTGGACCCCAAAAACTGTCGGGAACAAGGCTCTCATCAGGATCTCGATACCTGCTCAGTTGACAAATGATGGATACCTCTACGCAGGCATCGTGAAAAGCCCGTATGCAGCAGCAGATGTCCTTGGAGTCGGAAGCTGTTACGGAGGAAATGCTTCCCCGGTTAATGTCGGCGCAGAAGCCGTCTTCACATCAACGGCATCAAGCCACACGTTCAAGATCTGGATCACCGTTGGCTCCTCACAAAACGTCACCATTGCAGCCAACCCGAATCCTTCATACTTCGGTCAAACGGGAACGACGTTTCAGGCCAAGGTCCACTTTGAACTGATCGAGTACACATGAAACCATCTGAAGTAGCCCAAGCGGCTTGCGACAAGCTCTCCTTCACCGACGCAGCCACGCTCGCGTTGGCCAAGAAGTTCTGCATCCGTCGCTACTCGATGATCTGGGACTCGTGCCTCTGGAACGATACCCTCGGCGTCGTCTCCACAGCCGTCACCAACGGCCAAGAACTCGTCACCATCTCGGACTACGTCACCGCCACGTACACCTCCGGGACCGGTTACAACATGTTCCTCGACTTCCCGGTCGCTTCGCGTTTCACCATCACCGGCGAGACCGACGGCATCGAGGTTCCATCCTCAGAATGGGTCTCGTTCTTCCAGCTCGATCCCAACACCTGGAACAACGTCGATAGCCGCAAGTCCACCCCGGGCAACTTCGTCAACTGGGCTCGCGTTCTCGGTGTCTCCTACGGCGAGGCCGGTGTCCCTCGCATCAAGCTCGTACCCACGCCCAACACCGACGGCACCCTGTTCATCCTCGGAAAGAAACAGTCGCAGATGCGGCAGTTCGGTGAGGCGACAACCATATCCAACGACACCAACTTCGAGCTTCGCGGTGTCGAGAACGCCCTCATGGCCTACACCGAAGGCGATCTCCTCGAATACTCCCGCCAGTACGGCAAGGCACAGGCCAAGTTCCAAGAGGGCGCTGCTCAGGTCTCCATCATGAAGGACATGGAGCGAGGACAGCAGCAGCAGATCAGCCGCATCATCCCGGATAGCCTCTACGACTACACGTTCCAGGACATCCTCTAATGCCATTCCAATCCACAGACGCGCTCGATGACCAGATGCTTCTGGATGGAAGCAATGGCTTCTCCACCGGTGTCATCTCCGCCACTCGTCCAGATGCCATTCCTGCCACGAGCATGGAGTCGGCCATCAACATGGACTACGACGACTTCGGCAACCTCGTCACGCGCCTCGGGACCATCTCGCTCTCCGGAAACGCTCTCTCATCCAACTGGGAAGATGTCGTCACCGCTTGGGAATCAACGACATCCTACTTCGGATCCAATCTCCCGACCAACGCAGAGGTCATCTCCGGATTCTACTTCGACACGGCCACATCCGAACGTCTGGTCATCGCAGTCAACGACCGAAACACATCCGTCCAGAGCCTGTACTACGGTTCCCCGGGCATCTCGTACAACCAGATCGCAGGCTCAACGATCAGCTCGCTGGCGACCTACGTCTATTTCGCGCAGCTCAACGACAAACTGTTCTACTCGGACGGCATCGGATCACTGAAGTACATCACCAGCGCCAACGCCAACTCTTCAGTGGTCGCCGGCAAGATCAGCCGCATCGATGTCATCAATCAGGGATCGAACCTATCCAACATCCCTACTGTCACCATCTCCGCTCCTCCAAGCGGAACGACCGCCACCGCCACCGCCATCGTGGCCAACGATGGCAACTTGGTCGCCATCAACATCACCAACCCTGGCAGCGGTTACATCACGGCTCCAACGGTCAACATCAGCGGTGGCGGCGGCGCTCACGCGGTCGCATACGTTTCTCTCACTCCCCCGGGCAAACCGCTCTACCTCACCACCCACACCAATCAACTCTGGTGCGCGTCAGCAGATACCTCCAACCCCCCGGACACACTCTTCTTCTCGGACATCCTCGACGGTGAAACGTGGGATCCGCTCGGATCAATCCGCGTTGGCGGCGACGGCGATCCTATCCGTGGCCTCTACTCGTGGTTCGGGTACAAGCTGCTCGTCTTCAAGGAACGCTCCATCTGGAGCGTGGACGCCGATCCTACGCAGGATCCCGCCGACTGGATCATCTCCATCATCAGCGGGAACATCGGATGCTCCTCGCACCGGTCCATCGCAGCCGTGGGTGCCGACGTCTTCTTCCTGTCCCGCGACGGCATCCGCTCGATGGCTCAGATCCAAGCGGGCACCCAGACCAGCGTCGGCCTCGCGCTCTCCAGCCCGATCAACGACCTCATCAGTCGCATCGACAAGACCAAGCTCGAACTGTGCGACGGGGTCTTCTGGAACAACCGCTATCTGCTCGCGGTCCCGTTTATCACAAGCGGGCCATTCTCCGTTGGCCTTGAGAACGAGTCCGCGCTGCTACTGGAATCTGGATCAGACCTCGAAATGGAAGGCGCTTTCATCCGCAACAACGCGGTCATCGTCTATCATTCACTGGCCCGCTCGTGGCTCGGCTACTGGGACAACTGGCAGGTCAACGACTTCATCCCTACCGCATTCTCCGAGTTCGGGCCTGTCCTCATGTTCGCCGGCGAAATCATCTCGCTGAGCGACGGCGCTGGCCAGGTCTGGTCCTTCAACGACTACCTGCCCAACACCCGCCTCAGCCCCATATCCAGCTCGGCCTACCTCGACGGCGGCAGCGCCTACGAATCATCGGTCATCACCAAGGCGTACAACCTCGGTGAACCGATCCCCGACAAGATCGGATACAGCATCCAGATTGCGCTCGATAACCCGTACACCTCGAGCATCGGTGCCGCGCTCTCGTTCTCCACCAACATGAGCGGATCGTTCACAAGCATCGATCCAGCCATCAGCATTCCTAATACCCAGAAGTACTTGGCTGCATACAACCTCATCAGCCGTGGACGCTGGAACACCATCCAGTTCAAGATCAACACCACAAACGGAAGCCGACTGAGCCTTCAGTCCACGATCCTGTCCGGGTTCGTTGATTCCGTGCGGCCACAGCAATGACGCCGCACCCCACCATCATCGCCGCTGCCAAGCTGCTGAAGGAGAAGTGGCCCACTTGTTCCACGTGGAACAATGACCAGATCCTCAACTGGATCGGCATCTTCAACGCCAAGAAACAGATCGGGATCGTTCAGGATGAGAATGGCGAATGCTGTGGAGTAGGAGCCGTTCGGTTCCTGCACTCTGCGGAACAGGCGGAAGACATCTACGCCGACTATCCAGACGGCCACATCGCATGGATCGAGATGGTGGCGACAACCAAGCCGTTGGCGGTGCAAACCCTGTGGTTGGCCATGAAGAACATGTGCCCGCCGCAGGTCACCAAGCTGGGAGGGGTGCGGAAAGGCGTTTCCCGTTTGTACGATTTTCAGCGGTATCACACACTTCTGATGAACAGGATTTGATATGGGTGGAACATACAGGGCACCAGACATGGCGGCGGCGAACCGGGAAGCCGTGTACGCCCAAATGGAAACCTTCCCGATCATTCGGGAACTGGAACTTGCTGGCCGCATGGGCCAGAAAGGCAGCTACATCGTCCTCGATAAGGAGGGCAATCCTAGGCTCGATGCGTCCGGCCAGCCCATCACGAGAGCTTACGATTTTACCGGAAGCGGCGACGTTGATCTCAGTCGCCAAACCGCCCTTGAACTCGCTCGGATAGCTCCCGAGCTGGCCAAACTTCAACTTCAGGCATCCACACAAGATGTGGGTGGTGGCAGAAATCTTGGCCAAGCATTTGCCCGTCAGCGCCGCGCTGAACTCGAAGCCCTAGATCCCACTCGCTTCGGGCTCTACGAAAAATTCTTGGAGGACATGAGGCAGGGAGCTGCTCAGGAGGCACAAGCCGTTCCTGAAGCGCCCACCTACGAGCGTGTCGGAATGCCTACCGGCCCGCGTGATACCGGCTCCGCCGCCCAGATGCGAAGCGATCTTGAACGCCAGATCGCCGCCGGTCTCGCCCAAGCCGGAACACTCGATCCCGCCATGATGCGAGCCGCAGAACAGGCCGCTCGCGCTCGTGGAACCGCCACCGGCAACATCCTCGGCAACCTCTCCGCATTCCGCGAGGCCCGCGCCGTCAACGAGGCGATCTCCAACGCGGATGTTCAACGCCGTCAGCAAGCTCTTGGCCTACTCCAGAGCGGTCAGACCACGAGCGATGTCGCCAATCGACAGGCTCAGGAGGCGTTCCAGAACATCCTCGCTGCCACCGGACAGCGGAATACGGCGGCGCAGCAGACTTTCGCTGGCCAGATGGCTCAGCAGCAGCAGCGGCAGAATGTGGGCCAGCAGAACATCGCCAACATCCAGTCCGCCTTGGGACTCCAGCCGATCGTTTCGCAAGCCGCTCAGCTCGGAGGTCTCCAGCAGGGCGCTTCTCCGTTCGCAGCTCCTCAGCTCTTGCAAGGCCCTCAGATGGCGTCGCCGGGGCAGCTCATGCAGATGGGATCCAACTTCGCTCTTACGAACGCCCAGAACCAGTTCCAAGCATCGCAGGCAGGGTCTCCGCTGGCCATGATCAGCGGACTCACCGGAGGCATCGCAAATCTTGGATCTGCGTATGGTAGAGGCGGTTTCAATCTAGGAGGCTGATCTATGGCTGAAATCGGAACGCCACTCGACACGCTGACCGAGCAGACCTACGGGGTCAAAGGGAAGGAACCAGACACGACGGTTGAGTTCATCGGATCGTATCCGACGGAACCTATCTCTCCGTTCGAGCGGTATCTGCTTGCGTTGGAAGACCTTCAGCCACCGGTTGCGCTGACCCTTCCTCCTGAGCCCGTGGTTACTGAGTCGCCGGCAGCGGTGAATCTCAGAAGGCCGATGCGTCCCACCATCTTCGGGCCTGTCACGCCTTCCGGATACGCCGAGCCTCCGGTAGATCCGATGAGCTATTACGAACGCCCTACCACCATGGCCACCGGAGGCGGAGGAGGTTTCGACAACTTGGGCGGTGGCTTCAACAGGACTCAACCTGCAACAGGAGGCGGTGTTGCAACATCAACACCCACCAAGACGACCACAACCTCTCCATCGACAGGGCAGGTGTCATACAAGCCTGGAGAATATGATCCCTCCACGGGAATCGGTGTCGTCTATTTGCCTGGTCCAGATGAACAAGTCACAAGTCAGCAAACAGCGAAGCAGACTACCTCTCCGTGGGGCACAGCCGTTGTTCCGGGTGGAGGCGGTGGCGGAAGAAAGGTTGTCACCAATCCAGATTCGCCATATTTCGGAATGGAATATGGAACTCCTGTGCCTAACATGCCTGGAGTTAAAATTGGGGACTATTTCGTAGATAATGACGGCAGGGTTTATGATTGGGAAACGGGATTTGGCCCTGCAACCAAACTCCCAGACACCCCTCTCGTTGGCCCACGTTTCGAGACCGATCCAGTCAACGTAACGATCCCGGTCGATACAAAGCCACCTGTCGTCACGACTCCGCCTACCAAGACGGAGACCACTACACCACCTGCCGAGAAAAAGACTGAATACGTCGTAGTCAGACAGCCTACCACTCGAACGAGAGGAGAGCCGGAAACATTCACTCCTTTTCAGTTCATCGAACCCACGTTCACGCGGCCTCCGCTGACCGGACCGTCGATCACCAACAGACCGATCACGGTCACCCCGTTCCCCGAACTCACCACCATTCCCACCGATACCCGCCGGGCTCCGGAGGCCCTTCTCAGGAGCTTCCGAGATATCAACTACGATCCCGAGGAGATCCTCGCAGCCGCGATGCGGAGCATGGGCGGGCGCATGGCCCGTCGATCCATCCTCAACGAACTCAGCTAACGATCTATGGCTACACCGCAAAACTACTCGGTTGATCTCGAAGCCGCCGCTTCACGGCGGATCAATCCGTTCCTCAAGGGCCTGACCATGCTCACCGGCGGTCTCGCTGGCGAGTTCACCGGAACCAACGAGCAGATCCGTGAGCGGAACAGGGCTCGTCAGGCATTGCTGCAAGAGGAACTTCAGAAGCGGGATGAGCAGCGAGCAATGGAGCGTCAGTTGATGATCAACGCGCTTCAGTCAGGAGTGGGCCAACTGCAAGGTGCCACGCTTGAGGAGAAGATGGCCGACTTCAATAAGAAGAGAGTTCGTCGAGATGTCGCTGCAACCCAAGGCAAGCTGTACGGATATGGAGGAATGGGGCCTTTCGAGTCTCAAGCTGACCCTGCGTTCCAGATATCTGCTTCTGAGGCTCAAGCCGAGCTGGCTCGTCGAGGCGCTGAACTCACTCAGACTCGTGATATCAATGCCGAGGAAAACCGTCAGTTCCTCGAGGGCTCAAACGTTCAGCTGCGCGGTAATGAAACACCCGGAGAGCTTTCGGCTTTGGCGTATCAGGCTCGCATCAAGGCTCAGTCGATCTATCCTCAAGAGATCAGACAGGCAGCAGACAGGGACGCGGCCATCGAGCTATTCAATCAGAACCCTGATCTTGAGGCTTTCAAGGGTTACAACGAACAGTCGATTCAAAACCTCCCTCTTAGTGCTTACAAGGGATTGAATGCGCGGGCCAACAAAGACCTCCAGAAGAGTGTTACGGAAAAGAACAAGTTGGCTCAGGAGAATGCGGTCGTTGAGGCCACAAACATCCTCAATGGACCGGTCGAAGAGCGCGATCCAGTGAAGCTGTACAAGCTGTCTCCGTACCTTCCTGACTACCTCATCAAGAGTCCGAAGTTCCAAGCTGCAACCGGCACTGGTCCTGGACCCACTTCCGAAGAGCTTAAGGGTATCAAGACTTACACAGAATCACTGGCTGACGCGAATCGAGTTGCCAGCCTCATCGCTCGCGTTGCGGCGACTCCTGGTGGTCTCAAGAAGTTCTCTGACAACAACTTTGGATACATCGCCGATCAGTTGAACACCAAGGGGTCCAAGTTCTTCGCAAACGACGATGAGCGTGAACTCGCCAGAGCCTTAAAGGCTGAATACGAGTCGTTCAAACAAGGGCCTCGAAAAGCTCTGTTTGGCGCGTCACTCACTGCCGGTGAAGAGGCAAGTACTTCATTGTCTTGGGGTTCTCCTTCGGACAAGGACTTCTTGAATCGTGCGATCCAGTACATCGATCGATTGCAGGATCAGGATCCGATCGGAATTTACATCGATGCTGGAAAATCGATAGATCCACGACTCATCCAAAGGGTTTCTGGTCTGAAGAAGAACTACCAAGAGATCCGGCCTACGTTCGGTGTTCGATCGTATACGTCAGGCGCTCAGGGTGCTGTGGCTGCTCCTGCTGGTGTAGCTACAAAAAATAACGCTCAGATCAAGCAGCTCCGCGATGAGCTGAACATGCTTCGTTCCGCTCTCACCAACGCCCCTTCTGCCAACCGATAATCACCATGGAAAATCGACTAACTCGTGAGGCCGCGCTGGCTCGCATGGCCGAGATTGAGCGGGAACTCGCTCGGCTGGAGGCGGAAGCATCGGGCCAAGAAAAGCCGAAGACGTTTGCGGATGTTGAAGAAGCGTATGCGGGTAAAAACGCTCCTGGAATGTTTGATTCAGAGGGTGTTTCTCCCGAACAAAATGCTGCGTTTATCCGCTACGGTGTTCCACTTGCCGCAGGTATTGCGACCGGAGGTGCCAGCATCCCTGTGATGATGGGAGTTGGAGCAGGAGCTGCGGGTGCCGGCGAAGCCGGTGCTCAGACGTTTGAGAAAGTGGCCGAAGGTCGGGAATATCGCCCTGGTCAGATTGTCGGAGCGACCGTTCGCGGTGCCGCGCCGATGTTCAAGGGCGCTCCCGGATATACGATTGGAACATCCGCTTTGACTGGCCTGCTTGGAGGGGCAGCAGAAGGAAAGGTTGAGGGATTCAAATCCGGTGCCAGAGAAGCTGGCGTGTCAGCACTTGGACCCGCCATTGCGGAATCCGTAGGAGGATTTGGAAGAAACCTTGGAAGGTTCTTCTCAAGAGGCGTTTCAAGGGCTGAAGACATCGAGCGAATCGGACCCGGAGTGGAGGCCACTGTAGGCCAAGCATTCCCCGAGCTGGCTGGTCTCGAATCCCGTGTTGCTGCTCAGACCGGAAGCCAAGCACTCAAGGAGCGACTCAATCAGCAGGCCGAGGCAATCACTCGTGCAGTGGTTGGTGTTTCCGGCATGCCCGCTGAGACGTATCCAGACATCGTTCGCCGCGTTGCTTCTACCATGAGCAACATGGATCCGGCATCCATCGAGAGATTGGCCAATGAGGCGGATGCGGTGAACACCGCTCGCAACGCAGTCGAGAAAGCTCGCACCGGAGCCCAAAAGAGTCTGCTTCAGGAATCGCTCTCAGAGGCTGAGAACGAGTTCCGCAAGCGCATCGATCTAGAAACCATGGCCGGTGGGATCAAAGCGGGCGGAGTGCAGCCGTTTCAGTCTGCCGCGATGGGCCGAGAGGCGGAATCGATGTTTGATGATGCTCGAAACGCTTACAGAGTTCGCCGCGACGAACTTTACCAGCCTACCAAAGCAGTTGAAAACCAGCCCGCTTTCACGCTGTACACCAAGCCTTCTGCGACGAGCAATTCGGTTCAGGACGAGGTGTTGAACGTTCTCGCCGAGTATCCGCAGCTATCAAGCGGAGCGCAAAGTTCTCAGTTCACTCCGTACTTCGCACGTTTGCAGGCTGTACTTGAGAACCAGAATCCAGCATCGCTCAACGAGCTTCGAGCCATCCGAGAGAACCTCTACGATGCCGCAGACTACGCGGGTCAAGCGTTCGGAACAAAAGCTCAGACCGCACTGCGAAGGGTGGCCAATCGAATCACCGAGACAATCGACTCTCAGGCACCCGCCGCATTCGGGCAGCAGATCGCTGATGATCTGAAGACCGCGAACAAGTTCGTTGCAAGCTTCAGGCCACGATTCGACGAATTCGGGGTCGCTCAAGCATTCAAGCCTGAGCGCATGGAGACTGCTCAGATGGCTGAGTCCATCCGTGGCCGTGTCGCCAAGCAGGGTGTCGAGACTCCAGCGTTCCAGAACGCCATCACGCTCCTTGATGACCTCAAAGCGGCTGGCACTCAGGGTGTCCCAGACTCCAAGAAGCTGGCCGACATCACGAGATCTGGAATTGTCGATCGCTCGCTCAATCCCGAGACCAGAGAACTGAACCTTCGCCAGCTCGCAAGCGATCTGAACAACATCGAGCAGCAGAGTCCTGGCGGGTTGGCCAAGCTCGGGTTCGGAACCACTCAGGAACTCAAGCGATTCGTGCGGTTTGTCACCGGACTTGAGAACGCCGAGAAGGTTGGTCCTGAAAAGATCGTTCAGCTTCTCAATACCGAGACTCCTGCTGGCTTTGCGGTCGCCTCCAGGGCCGTTCAGACGCTTCCGGATGTCGCCACCGTTGATTCGGTCATCTCTGCTCTCCAGAAACGCGCCGTAGGAGGCTCGAAAATGGCAAAAGAGACTCTCGATTCTATCCGTGCCCGTGAGATCGAGGATTTGCTGCTCGAAGTGCGCGGTGGACGACGCGGGGCAGCCACTGGAGCCGTCGGCATTCTCGCAGACCCGACTGAGCGAGACCGTATTGAACGAATCCTTGGTCCCAAGCTGCTTTCGGACATCGAAAAGACGTTCATTCCGGGCTTTCGCGTGATGGAAGAGGCCCGCGAGGCAGCAGGCCAAGCAGGATCAACCGTTCGTGGTGCTGCATTTGAACGTGCAACGCGAAAAGCAGCCGGATTGCCGGTCCAAATTGCCGCAGGAATGGGCGGGAGCGGTGTTCTGGAGATGCTCAGCTCATTGGCCGATCTCGGAACCTACGCACTCGTCTCCAAGGCGATCGCCAAGGGCGCAGGCGTCAGCGGAATGCGCTCCAGACGCGATTTCTTCAATGAAATGGCCAGAATTGCAGAGCTTCCACAGCCCTCGCAGCTAGCCGCTCTCCGCCGGTACACAGGCGAAGACGAGACCGAGAAATAATTTCTCAAGAAAAAGTTTGCAACTCTCGGCAACACGGTCCATTCTTTGGTCCGTGAGCGTAAAACTACTCTCGATCAAAGAGATCGCACAGGCGCTCGGGACTCATCCCGAGACGGTGCGTCGATGGATCAGGGATGGTCGGCTTCCAGCCATGAGAGCAACGAAGCGCACGATCCGTGTCCGCTCCGACGTAGTCGAACAACTCCTCAGAAACAACAGCAAATGAACAACGCAATCGCAACGACAACCGCTGATCCATCCGCAGAGATGTACAGCAAAATCGCAGACCCCATCACCGCCATCGAGAAGATGGGCGAGTGGATAGCATCATCCGGCATGCTCGGATGCACCAAGGTCGAACAGGGCAAACTCATCGCGTGGCAGTGCGCCGCCGAAAAGAAGACCCCGTTCGATTTCAAGCGCGAGTACCACATCATCAACGGCTCACTCAGCATGCGCTCCGATGCCATGCTGGCCGGCTACCGCGCCCGCGGTGGTAAGGTGGTGTGGAAGCAGTTCGACACCAAGGCGGCAGTCGCTGTCTGGAAGTACGACGGCAACGAGTGCGAGATCGGTTTCACGACCGAGGACGCCAAGCTCGCTGGCCTGCTCCCCGCCAAGCCGGGTTCCGGGTGGGTCAAGGATCCGGGAGCCATGCTCCGCGCCCGGTGCATCAGCAAAGCGATCCGTATGCTGGCTCCGGAGGTCGTCGCCGGTATCTACACCCCGGAGGAGACCGAGGACTTCCAGCCCGCCGCTTCCGAGGTCGCTGTCACGCCTACCAAGGCGTTCGATCTCGTTGCCAAGCTCGAAGAACTGTTCGAGTCCCGCGAGGAAGATGTGAACGCGCTGCTGCTGAAAGCCGGTCGCATCAAGGAAGGCCAGACCTTCCGCGACCTGGAAGACGCATTCGCCAGCAAGTACATCAGCAAGCCTGACCTCATCCTGAGCAAGCTGCCCGTGATCGTGACTCCCGAGATCGTGAACGCGGAGGTGCAGCCGTGAAATCATTCAATCAACTGACCGACACTGAGATACTCGGTCTCTCCAACGAAGACCTCAACGACTCCATCCGGCTTGAAGCCATCGACCGGAACATTCAACCACCGATCACCCTGAGCGAGGCGCTCCGTCGCTCCGAGTGGCGCGGGTATCAGAAGCCTGCGGAGGCGATCAAGGTGTTCCGCCTGCGGCAGAATTACAATGTGACCGACTTTGGTTGGATGGACGAGGCTAAGGCTTTGGCTGCTCTGGAGGGCTTGGTGAAAATCGAAAAGGTCAATTACAACCGAGAAGACCTGAAGATCTCAGCATCGGAAGCCACCGTCGAGGTCGCGTGGATTGGTGTCAGCAAGAGCGATGACAAAGCGGCCAAGTTCACGGAGTTCTTTCAAGACGACACTGAGTTTAACAAGGTGCGCGACGAGTGCCTTGAGAAATACAGCGAGGTGCGCCAACAAGCGTACAACGCCAAGGTTAGGCAGGAGAAGCGTACCGAGTACCTGCGACTTGCCCGTGGCGACGAGGCGATTGCAAGGGCCTTCTGGTCTAAGGTGGAAGCCGGTGAGTGGCCTGTCGATATCAACGGAGGTGCCCAGTGAGCGCCGAGGTAATCCACGGAATGCCGGCGGCCATCTACCACGGCACCAAGGCACTCTCCAAGTCCGGCCTCGATCAGTTCCGGCGGTCGCCCGCCCACTTCCGCGCATGGCAGGACGGCAGGACCAAGGACGAGTCGTCGCCCGCCCTTGAGTTCGGCACCGCCGTTCACATGGCCATCCTCGAACCCGACCTGTTCGCGGCCACCTACACCGCGTTCTCGGGCGATCGGCGCACCAAGGAAGGAAAAGCTGCCTACGAGGCTGTCCTGTCGTCCGGTCGCACCACGCTCAACCAAGAGCAATGGGACAACATCACCGGAGCCGCCGCAGCGGTTCACGCCCACCCCGCCGCTGCCGCATTTCTCCACAACATCCAGACCGAAGTCTCTTTCTTCGACACTTGGGACGGCGTGAAGGTCAAAGCCCGCATCGACGGTCTCGGCAAGGACTACATCGTCGATGTCAAAACCACCCAGGACGCATCGCCAGTGGCATTCGGGAAGTCATGCGCCCAGTTCCGCTATCACGTTCAAGCCGCGTGGTACCAGCGCATCACAGGCATCAATCGCTTCGTCTTCATCGCCATCGAGAAGGAAGAACCCTACGGAGTGGCCTGCTACGAACTCGATCAGCCGGCCATCGACCTCGGTCACAGCATCATCGAGGAGCAACTCCGCACGTTCGTCGAATGCCAACAGCTCAACTCGTGGCCCTGCTACTCGTCAGGCATTCAATCCCTCTCGCTGCCCGCGTGGGCGGCTCGTCAGTCCGACCAACAGTAACAACACCAACAACACCACATGAAATTCAAAGTCGATCGCAGCCAAGCAGAAGTGAAGCCGTTCCCCGGCCCCGGGGAGTACACCGTCGTCATCCAGTCCGCCAAGGACGATGGGCTCGACAAGCACGGCAACCCCGTCGTCGTCCTCCGATACAAGAGTGCCGAGGGAGAGACAATCATCGACCGCTTCACCCTCAAGGACACCATGATGTGGCGGATTCAGATGCTCATCAGCGCCACCGATGCGAACATCGACGATGGAGCCGAGTTCGATTTTAGCATCGGAGGAGCCTTCCAACGGTTCCTCCAAGGCTTCGTCGGGCTCGGCATGGGCATCGTCATCGAAGAGGAGAAGTACACCGACAAGCAAGGTGTGGAACAGACCAGCCTCCGGGTTCGTCGGATGAAGAAGCTGCCCTCCGACAACGACATCTAACCCCCACAAAACAAAGCCCCCCGGAGTGTGCAAGCTCCGGGGGGTGTCAACGAGTAGTCCTTAAACCAACAAAGCGCAACGACACGCTATGCACACCAAAGATTCATCCGAAACCACGCGAGCGCAAGCGTTTCTGTTGCGCCCTTACCAGCAGCGGGCAGTCGAGTGGGCCATACACAGTGCTGGTGGCGGACTCATCATCGCACCCGCAGGAAGCGGCAAGACACTCATCGCTTCCTCGATCATTAAGTACGCCTCCGACAAGGTTCCCGGAATCAGCTTCGGATGGCTCGCTCCCACCCGCGAGACCTGTCAGCAGGCTGTCGCATCCCTCAATGCCGTGGGCGTGGATCCGACCCGCGTCGAAGTCCGGTGCCCGCACGAGAGCGTCGATTTCTCCAAGAAGGCTGTCCTGATCGTGGATGAAGCCAAGCATGCGCCAGCAACCACGTGGCGGAAGATCATCGAGTCATGCCCAGGATCTGTCTTCGGCTTCGACGCAACGCCGTGGTGCGATGATCCGCAGCGGAACCAAGAACTCCGTAAGCTGTTCCGCGATGCCCATTTCGAGATCAAGCGCGAGGAACTCCAAGGAGTTCTGGCCCACGCAACCGTCCACCTTTCCAGCGCCTCTGACCGATTCTTGGAGGATCGGATCAACGATCGCATCGAGAAGCTCTTCAACGAGCGCAAACGCTACATGCGGATCCGCCACGAGGAACTCCGTGCCATGTGCGCCTGGGAAGCGATCACCGAGATCGGTATCTGCGAGAACATGGCTCGGAACGCGATGGCTATCATGTTCGCCAACTGCTCACACGGTCCTACGCTGGTGCTCGTTCCCAGAGTGACGCTCGGCGAGGAATACGCCCGCATGATAGAGGGATCCGTACTCGTCCACTCCAAGATGAAGAAGTCGCTTCGTAAGCAGGCCATGGATGACTTCAAGGCTGGGAGGATCACCAAGATGATCGCCACTTCTCTGGCCGATGAGGGCCTAGATCTTCCCAACGTCCACACGCTGGTCATGGTGTCCGGAGGTCGAAGCGCCCAGAAGACGATCCAGCGGGCCAGCCGTGCGCTGCGCCGTGCGCCGGGGAAGGATCACGCGATGATCTACGATTTCATGGACAACTTCCATCCCATGGCGATCGCTCACTCGAAGAAACGCATCAAGTGCTACAAGGAACTCGGATGCGCGATCACATGAACACCGCCCTGACAATCGTCTCCATGGCCGTGCTGATGCCCCTCTGCGTGATCGCAGGTATCTACGTAGGCCACACTCTCACCATCAAGTCCCAGAAAACCACAACCAATGAGCAATCGAATCGTAATCGCATGTGACCCCGGCGTGAAAGGCGGGTTCGCTGTCCACACCAAGGACGGGATACTCCTGTTCCCAATGCCCGAATCCTTACCGGATATGGCGCAACTACTAAGCGGCTTCAAGCTGGCCGACTCCCACCTGTGGATCGAGAAGGTCCCCAAGTTCGTGTCAAAGCTGACCCCTGCCTCAGCAGTGGCCACGCTTCACGAGAACTACGGCATCATCCAAGGACTGGCCTACGCCGCCGGCTACGCGCTCCACCGCGTCGAGCCCAAGGTCTGGCAGGAACCCCTCGGCCTCGGCGGGCGCAAGGCATGCGCGACTGGTCCTGAGTGGAAGCGAAAGCTGAAGGCCAAGGCCCAGGAACTGTACCCGCACCTCGATGTCACCCTCGGCAACGCGGATGCGCTTCTCATTCTCCACTACGTACTCGGAGGTGGACGATGAACCAAATGACCAAAAAAAAGTCCAAGAAACGATCACTAAAGCCTAATTCAACCAGCGATCTAGTACTCGCTTTGCGTGTTATCACTGAGTATACGGAGTCAAAGCCAATCTCAAATGATGACAAAGTGATTATCTGTTTTTTACTGAATGAGGTCGCAGATCGGATGTCGGCACTGGTTGATTTAACTGTTCGCCAAAACAAGCGAATCCAAGAACTGGAGGCATCCAAATGAAACACCCCACCCTTGGCGAAAGCTTGACGATCCTAGGCTGGTGCATCCTGGCACTCGGTCAGTTCGCCCTCTATCGCCAGAACATGAACCCCGACCCGCGAGTGTTAATTCAAACAGCGGGCGACGGATGGAGCGTCCTCAACGACGGAACCAAGAGCAACATCTGGATCGTGTACACCAAGAAGCTCAACACACCCACCAATGGGTACGTCTATGCGACGTTCGAGAAGGAGGCAAAGCCGTGAACAATACACCAATCAACGACGGAGGACCGGCGTTTCCGATGGGGTATCATCCCGAAGGTAACAATGCTGACCACTTCGGAATGACCCTGCGTCAATACGCTGCGATCAAACTGCGCGTTCCGGAGAGCGGTACAGATTGGCTGGATGACATGATCCGCAAATCAAATCGCGACTACTTCGCGGCGGCTGCGTTGCAGGGGAATCTAGCAGGACAATCAGTCGATGTTGGCTATTACGAAGGCAAAGATGCATGGAATAAAGCGGCCGAAGATGCATACGCAGTGGCCGACGCAATGCTCAAAGCGAGGGAGGCGAAATGAAAGAATATGAACCGTTAATAATTCCATGCGTCGTCTTGGTTATCTTTGCATGCACAATAACAAACCTATGTGGAATCAATACCGGAATGGATAATATGCAAAAAGAAGCCGTGCTAAAAGGCCATGCCGAGTGGGTGGCTGACACTAATGGTAAACCGCAGTTCAAATGGAAGGAGTGCAAATGAGCGATACAATCATCCTTGATAGCAAAAAGTGTAATGCGGAATTACTAACCATCCACGCCGATGGACGCATCACTGTAGCCGAGCATTTGAAGCCTACGGAGACAGCAGCCGAGGTGCTTCGCATCATGCGCGAGCAATGGATGGCCGATGCACAGTGCGCCAAGATCCGCGATCTTCAAGGGCGCATCAAACGGTTGGAGGAGGCGGGAAGTAAAATAACTCCCGGTGCTGCTGCGGCCTTAATGTTGTCAGAAATTGAAGCATGGAACAAAGCCAAGGAGGCAAAGCCGTGAAGCAATACTACTACAAAACCAATGACTGCAAAGCACTCCATGCGACAGACGCGGAATGCATTTGCTGGCATGACGAAGGTACTGGTCCTTTTCCAGGCCATCGAATAGGCGTTCATACCTGCCACTGGCGGGATAAGCCTGAAGCCAACAAAATGGTCAGCGATACACCGAGGACGGATGCTGCGTACTTCGAGCCTGACGCTACGATGTACGACCTAGCTGGTGAGATGAAACGCATCGAACGCGAACTCAACGCGGCCAACGAGCGCATCGAAGCTCTTAACCGTGGCAACGCCGCTGCGGAGCGGATCCTTTGCGAACTGACTGGATGCGAATCTGGGAGAGACGTTCCAGACTGGATCGTGGCTGTCAAGCAGCGCATCAAGCGGTTGGATGCTGGAGATGCAGCATTGACCTATAGCATTGTCTTGGACCTACAGAAGGAGAACCTGCGGCTTCAAGACCGCATCAAGCGGTTGGAGGAGGCGCTTGAGTCCATTCGAGAATACTGGAACCGAGACAACAACGAGCGAGCAATGATAGACGCTTGCTGGTACGCAATCGACAAAGCGGCAGAAGCACTTGAAGCCAAGGAGGCAAAGCCGTGAGCGAAACACCGAGGACGGATGCTACGTATAGCATTGATGATCTACGAAAAGTAGCTCAGGACATCGAACGTGAACTTAACCGAGCGTGTGGGATGTACAGGAAGCTTGATATTCACACTCTTGATCTGGTTGATAGGATAATACGGTTGGAGGCTGCGGGGGATGCAGTCGAAAAAAAACTTGGATGCGGGTGTGGATGCTATGGTCTTTGCAAAGTTTGCCAGAGCGCATCCGAGAACTGGTTCAAAGCCAAGGAGGCAAAGCTGTGAGCAACGACTTTAAACCCGGCGATCAAATGGATGACTGCGACATCATCTGCCCGCATTGCGGATATAGGTACCAAGCCGACACATCGAGCGGTGATGCCGACGAAACCCCGTCGGACCGTGAATGTGATAAGTGCGGTAAGCCGTTCATTCTTTACGCATCAATCAGCATCACCTTTTACACTGAAGCCAAGGAGGCAAAGCCGTGAGCGACATGACTATTGAGCGGTTTTGCGACAAGCATAGTGCTTGCAAGGATGGTCGAGACTGGGCCCTCGCGAATTGCGAATCCATGCAAGATGCGTGGAACAAGCTGAAGCCTGAATGGCTGCTATGGGTGGCTACTCAAAATGGAGTGCTGACCAATAAGGAGCTGCGATTGTTCGCGGTGTGGTGCGCTCGGCAGGTCCAGCATCTGATGTCCGACCCGCGTAGTGTTGCCGCGCTGGATGTTGCGGAGCGTGCTGCGGCTTGGGATGCGGATCGGGCTGCGGCTCGGGATGCGGCTCGGGATGCGGCTTGGGCTGCGGCTTGGGCTGCGGCTTGGAATGCGGATTGGGATGCGGCTTGGAATGCTCAGTCCGATTGGCTGCGCCGGAACTGTAGCCCCAACTTTCAGGAGGCAAAGCCGTGAACCATATTGGTGACACCAACAAAATGGTTAGCGATACACCGTGCAACGCGACGCCACGAGAAGAACTTCGCAATCAAATCATGTCTTCGGTCATTCCAAAAAATGAAAGAGAGTGGTGGGCCAATAGAACCATTGAACAACTCGAACGCGAACTCAACGTGGCTCAAGACCGCATCAAGCGGTTGGAGGAAGCGGGGGATGCGATGCTGAACGCATGGTTGATGCCCGAAGACTCAATGGAGTATTGCGACTGGATTGCGTTGAGCGCAGACGTAAAAGCAAAGTGGTACAAAGCCAAGGAGGACAAGCTGTGAGCGTATTCGCAACCATCGGTATCATCCTCCTGCTCACATTCGCCGCAACGGCATTCGGACTGTTGATCGTCCTGGTCGTGCTGATCCAAGAGATCGGTCCGCTGCTCGACTGGCTGGGGAAATTGAGAAGGAAGGAGAAGCCGTGAACACCCCCATCGACCCTGTTGCATTCGTCTTCAAGCACCGGAAGACCGGGCGAATCGTTGTCACATCTGGAAGTGTAGCAAATTACTTTGACAAAGAGCATTGGGAACACACCGCCAGCATTAACGCCTGTGGCGCAATCCAATACCTCATCAACGTCAAACCCAAAGAGCGGAACCGATATCTGAGATCACTGACGGAGAAGATATGAAACCCGTCCTCCCAGAATGCCGCCCAGGCGAACGTCGATTCGCCAAAGTCCCCGACCACATCCGGGCAATGATCCTCAAGGAACATCCAACAATCTCCTATCTGGAACTCTCAAAGAAATACAACCTCTCGAACTCCGTACTGTGGTACATCCGCAACAACGTCAAATTCCCAAGCAAGTACAAACACAAATGAAAACCTCAGATGCCATCGTCAAGGTGTCCGAACTCAGAACAAAAGGATACTCATACACACAAATCTCCCGCGAACTCGGATTCACAAAACAACGAGTAGGCCAAATAGTGGAAGCTCACCGCAACCAATCCCGATGGGATCACGGCCTGTCACAACGCAACCGATCAATCCTCAAAGCCCTCGATATCACCGACCGTTTCGCAGCCATGCTCGCCATCGAGGAAAACAAATTAGCCCCATACAAGTTCAGGAACTACGGAAGAAAATCATTCACCAGCCTCTGCCAATGGCTCGGAATACCAGTCAAACCATTCTCCAAATCCATCACATGCCCAAAATGCCAACACCACATCAATCTCTCCTCCTCGTAACCACCTCATTCCAAATCGATTACACCTCACTCAACACACTCCAACGACACGCCACCAAACTGGGATTCAAATCATGGGGACACTTCCTTCGATTCCTATGCACCACTCATCCAGCCACCACCTCGTTGTGGCCCTCAACATCCTCGCGTCCGAAATCCAGTCCGAAGACGGTGCCTCAAACGCCGTCTGCTTCGAGGCATCAATCCGCATCCAACAACTCATCGCGCTGACCAAGGAACTCAGCGACCACATCCTGGCCAGCCCCATCCATCACCCCAAATGCAACGCCAAAACCAAAGGATCCTACTGTAACTGCATCCTCTCTCGGATCACACCCAACCAATGAAAACACCGCGCCGCGAACAACCATGGTACGAGGCTCGCCTCGAAACCAACTCCAAACCCGGACCCATGTCCAACGCCGAACGATCCGCCTTCACACTGGAAAACCGCCGCATCCTAGATGACGCTCCACGCCTCATCGCCTACGGAATCGCCAAGGGATGGATCAGCTACCCAACCAAGAAAACCCACTTCACATGGAAACCGATCGACAGTTCGTCAACATCCACAACCCTGCCGTGGTCGTCACAGTCCTCGGGCACGGACAATATCGCCTAGGTGAAACCCGACGCTCCGTGACCATCTACGAACGCAGGGGCGCTCTCTACGTACGCAATACCGAAGAGTTCAACCGCATCTTCAGGCCACTCAAGTAGTAGGCCAACCAGCAACGAATCAACGACATGACAACGCTCCAACGAGCGGCGCTCTGGCTTGCCAAGGTTCCGCCAGCCATCTCCGGATCCGGAGGACATTCACAGACCTACACCGCCGCCGTGGGACTCGTCCACGGCTTCGGCCTTTCCACAACCGACGTCTTCACGCTCCTCTCGGACTGGAACCGCTCCTGCCAGCCGCCATGGACCGACCGCGAGCTGCTCCATAAGATCCGCCAAGCCGACGAGAAGCCCCACGACAAGCCACGCGGGCACCTGGCCAACACCTCGGACCATCGCCCCACCCAACCGCTCGACATCACCCGCGTGACCTTCAAGCGACCAGCTCCGGTAGCCACGCCCACCGGCGCATCAGAGTTCCGGCGCTTCCTCGAAGCCTGCTTCGCCCAGGGCGAAACCGTCTGCATCTGCGACAACGTCTCCGAAGAGGACGGTAGGCCACTGTCCAGCGGGTCGTTCATCCCCCGCGAGGAATGGCTCGCCCGCCATGACGAACCCGGCGCCGGGATCCTCGGACCCGAACGACGCGGCGTCTTCGTCCGGATCAACCCGTTCAAGCCCAACCTCTACAGCGGATCCGACAACGACGTGTCCGCCTACCGCCATGTCCTCGTCGAGATGGACGAACGCCCCAAAACCGAACAGGAGAAGGCCCTCCGCGACACCGGCATGCCCATCTCCGCCCTCATCGACAGCGGCGGCAAGTCCATCCACGCATGGGTCAGAGTCGATGCACCAGACCGAAAGGAATGGGAAGCCCGCCGGGATCTCATCTACAACCTCATCCCCGGCATCGATCCCAAGAACAAGAACCCCGCACGGTTCTCCCGCCTCCCAGGCGCATTCCGCAACGGCTGTCCCCAACGCCTGATCGCCACTCAGATCGGTCCAGAGTCATGGGCCGATTGGCTCAGCGACCGCGAGACCGCCGACGACAAGGCCACCATCGTCACCGTCAAAGACCTGCTCCACTTCGATGAGGACAACGATCCCGACAACCTCATCGGTAAACGGTGGCTCACCCGGGGCTCATCCATGATCATCTCCGGGGGCACCGGCATCGGGAAGTCATCACTGATGATGCAGATCGTCATCCGCTGGGCACTCGGCAAAGACTTCTTCGGCATCGCCCCCGTCCGCCCGCTCCGCATCGGGATCGTCCAAGCCGAGAACGACAAGGGCGACCTGGCCGAAGCCTTCAAGGGCGTCATCAAAGGGCTCAAAATGCCCACCGATGACATCCGCACCCTCCAGGAAAACCTCCACTTCCGCACCGAATCCGTCCGCACCGGGGACGCATTCCTGTCCTACGCTACACGCTTCATCACCCGATCCAAGCTCGACCTCATCATCGGCGACCCGCTCTTCTCCTACTTCGGGGGAGATTTGTCGGACCAAGGCGAGGTCAGCGTGTTCCTCCGCAACAAGCTCCAGCCCATCCTCCACCAGACCAAGGTCGCTTGGATCTGGATGCACCACATCTCCAAGGCCCAGCGCAAGGACGGCGAGCCCCTCACCACCATGGAACTCGCACACGCCGGATTCGGATCCAGCGAGCTCGCCAACTGGGCGCGGGAGATCGCGGTACTGGCAGAAGTAGGCCAATCAAAGCCTCGACGCTTCCAACTGGCCTTTTGCAAGCGGGGATCAAGGCTCACGGCATCGGCACTAAACCTTCAGCACTCTCCCAACGGAATCGTGTGGGACCAGTGGAACCCGATGGTGATGACGGGGGCTCAACTGAAGGAGCCGAAGCCTCCGGCCTATCGTCGAGGGCATCGCGCATAGCCTTGAACCAATCCTCTCCATCAGCCGCTTCCTCCTTCTCGGGGGGAGCGGCTTCTTGCTGTTGGGGATCGGAGGCCGGCTCCACAGTCTCATCCTCCTCCTCCCTATCGCGTTTGCGCGACCGCTTCCGCTCCAGTTGGCCAAGCAGGCGCTCGTGCTTCTTCACCGAGGTCTTCAGATACGCGACATCACGCTTCAGATCGTTGATGGTCTTCAGGAGCAGCGACACCTTGTCCTCATCCTCCATCGGCACCCAGTCACACCCACGCCACTGCCGATGGACCATGTCATACACAAGGACCTGCGACTTCTTGTTCCGCATCGAATTGAACGCACGGATCGCCCGGCCAAGCTCACACCTCAGGTTGTCCTTTATGTAGGCCAGAACCTCGGATCGATCCGGGTCGGCATCGTGGCGTTGCGGGGGCATCAGCCGGAACATCGACCGAAGCGTGGAACCATTCTCCAGATAACCCATAGCAGGAACAGAATGCGTCTTGCACGATTCACGGTCAAGATAAACGAATGTTGATTTTGCAGCGCACCCCAGAAAGTTAGCATAGATCCCTCTACCTCCCTAGAGGGAGTCTTGTCACTCCCTCTTCTAGGGAGTTAAAAACCGCAACGCCGAGACGCTGCGGGGGCGTTTCAAGACGCCCCGCGCTCGGCGGCGGTTTTTCAGGACCCTCCGGGTGGATGGGTGGAAGTGGGGGATCTGGAAGCGGGGTGTGGATGCCACGCAATCGAGCGGAAAGGGCCCTCGGAGGCGTCGGAGGGGGCGGGAAGGGTG